ATAAATCAACAAATGCTTTTTTTTCGGCCATATATCTCGGAAAGCCTCTCAAGAATTTTGCACCCATAGTTCGCTTCTTAGGTAGTCCTCCTAAATGATGAATTAATAAATTAAAATATTCTTTTTCTGTCACTTTCTCATTCCTTGATGGAAAATATCTGTTTCGTTTACTACACGAAAATATATTCCCTGTTGTTTACACCAAGCAGTTGCTGCTTCCCATTTGGCTTGATTAAGTATATAACTTGCTTGATTGTGTCTACTGCGTCCAACTTTTTCTCTAATGGTTTGATTAGCAGGTTTAACTTCTATAACCTCTACTCTCTGTTTACCATTACGATCAACATATGCTACAAAGAAATCCGGAACATAGATTGTGTGTTTTCCTGTTAGTGGATTACGATAAGGTATGCGTACTGCTTCACTTGCCCACTGTGCAACATTAGGATGTTCGTCACAAAATCTCATAAAAGCAAACTCCCAACTGCTTCTATAAGTTGGATGTTTTCTTCCTACATATTTTTGAGGATTTTTACAATTAAACTTACCTTGGGCAAAACGAGACATAGCATTATACCACTATGTTTCTTTTTTCTAACTTTTCAACTTGTTGTGTTCGTTTAAATCCGAGTGTGCTTGTTTTAGCTCTATTATAGTTGAGTACTTCTGTAACAATTGAACTTAGTTGAACACTATCTAGTCCTTTTAGAGTATCTAACAACTGAAAAACATTTACTGAATCAATTTTTGATTGTTGCAGTAGCACACTTCCAACACTTATTGCTGCTTCTTTATCAAATCCTCTTTTAGTAAAAAATCCAATTACTGCATCAACTTGGTTACTTGGAAAACTTAATTTTTTATCAAAATATGTATCAAAAAATTCTATTACTTTTTGATCTGATTTTTTTGTTTGTTTTGGTAATTCGCTCATCTTAAGTTCCTGTCACTTGATTTCTATATGCTTGTTTAGCACCATCAGGAAGTGCATTGTATGCTGCATTTCTTTCATTTACTCCGCCTGCATTTCCTTGTGCTTGATAGTCTTTACCAAATGCTTGTTTTGCTGCACTTTCTATTTCAGCAGGACTACTGTTACTACTTACTTTACTAATAGCACTTAACCCTGCAACTGCGGCTGCTCCTAATAAAACATCTGTTGCTCCGCCACTGCCGCCATTTTTAGGAAAGAATGCATTACTTACTCCGCTTACATCTGTTCCTGCTGCCGCACCAATAGCTCCTTTTAATAAACTAAAGCCTTCTTCACGTAAACCTTCAGAACTTAATCCTCTTACATTTCCTATCAATTGAGCTGCTGCTAAGCCTGCTTCAAACGGATTGCTAAATTTGCCGCCACCTTTAGTAATATAATCGTATAAGTCTACGCCTGCGCCAAAAATTCCACCTAGTCCAAGTTGTCCTCCTCCAAGTAAACTTGCAGGACTTGGTGTCGTATCGTAATGTGCTGGATCTCCAAAACCAGTTGGATTACCATTCGCTCCTGCTTCTATACTTCCTCTGTCATACCAAACAGCTTCATAGGCAACAGTGATACGATTTTCCATCATACCTGCTCCGTCACTTGAGTCAACATTGTCATGACCCCAATTGGTAATAATTGGATTTACTAACGTATAGGTTGTATATGTTTTTCTTGACAATTGACTTATTTGAATATTATTAATAAACGGAACAGTAACATTGTTGTCTAAACCATATGCATACTCGTTATATATTGATCCTAGGTATGTATTGTCTCCCGGAATTTTATCATATCTTCTATCAGGTGGACCAATCCCTGGAGGTGCAGAAATATTGTTGTTTACAAAATTTTTATTGTAAGCATAAGGAAGTTTGCCATAGTTGCCGTCTGCAAAATAATATCTATAGTATGCTTCTAAGATAGCAGTTGTTACACCAAAGTTATCATCATGAAATGTTATGTTGACTGGATCGTAACTGATGCTAGTTTGTACATTTTTGATTCTATTGTATTTTTTCTTTGTATCTACAGTTGCAGTATACTTTGGCAAATCTGCATTTTTAACCAATAAACCAATTTCAGTTTTGTGTTTTTCTCCAAGTTCTTTAATGTTATCAAATGCAACTTGATTGAATTGGAAATAAACATGATAAAGAAATTTGGATTTAGGTGCTAATCTAAATGCATCTTCTACAAATGTTTTGCTGGCGTGTCTAAAGTCGCCAAGGTTGCCTTTTGGACTAAGTGCGCCACTTGCTAAATTATCTAAAAAACCTGTGAACTTTCCCATACTAATATTTATCTTATTAAAATATGTGCGTATATAATGAAAAAGGGATACTGATAAAAATCAGTACCCCTTTAAAGATTAGGAACTTTATTGTATTATGCGCCGCCGCCAGTAACTAAAGTATTTACTGTACGTCCAACTGCTGTACCAATACCAGTACCTTGTGGTGTCTGGATTGCATTGTCATAACGTATGTTTAATGTAACTGTTACAGCATCTGAAGTTGCATATGCAAGTGAATTGTAGTTTGCACTTTCACAATAACAACCGTATAATTCAAATGTTTCAAGCACGTTAGGTGTGTTAGCACCGTTACCACCATCAAGGATTTCAATTCTTGTTGTAAATTTGTAATCCTGTCCTGATGCAGCACTTGACTGCTCATAAAAGTCAAACTGTTTCTGAAGTTGTTCGCCAACAAGTTTTTGTACATTGTTGTTAACATCTTCACGCAAGTTAAGTGTAATTGGTTCCCAAGTGTGTTTACCTGCCAAATATACTTTTGAATTGTAAATGTCTAATGTCATTTGTTCAAATGATACATTCGGACGAGTTACATCAACAACTTGCTTGGTTAATTCTGTTGTCGGAGTTGAAGTTCCGAAGTTTTCCAAAGATACCCTAAAACGATATTGTAGTTTGGGCATCAACAGGCCTTGGTTGCTTGCAGAATCTCCGCTTGCCAAAGGCACTGTAATTTTTGATAGTGTTGATATTGCCATTTAATTTGCTCCTAATCTATAAGTATTTATCAATCCTATAGTCCTGCTATTTCTCCAGTATTTTTAAGTCTCAGTGGAATGTAAATAAATTCAACTGCCTTAACAGGTTCAATAGCAATGTCTAGGTATAGTTCATTTCTATCAATCCTTGCTGGAGTATTGTTTGACTCATCACATACAACTAAGAAGTCGTATAGTGCTCTTTGACCAACAAGTTCAAGCATTAAGCTCTCTGCAGCTTGTTTGATCTCATCACGTGTGATCTTGTCATTTGGTTCAAACAAGTATGGTTTAGCAAGTTGATTTAGCTGACTACGTAAGTAGATAACCAAACGTGCTACATTGATTCTATCCAATGAACTAGCTGCTAACTGTCTTGTTTTCTGACCAAAAGCAACTAAACCTGCACCTGTAATGAATGTAATTGGGTTCACTGCATTTGCGTACAGTGTATCTCTTTGACCTTCATTTAGTGCTATTGATTTAAATTCACCTTCTGATGTAATATATCCTGTTGAACTTGCGTTTGTAATGCCACCACGTCTTGTACCTGCTGGAGCAAACCATGGAAACGATACTTGATCGCTAAGTGCAATAGTTCTCATCATCATATGACTTGGTGGAACAACAACATTGTTACCAAAGTTGTCACTTGTAAATCCACTTGGATAATAAACAGCCAAATATGGATCTGTAGTTACAAGTCCGTTGTCATTGTCTTCAACTGCTAGGTTTGTATTTGTTGCCCAGTTGTTGATAGATGTTGCATCACTTGTAAGTCTGAATGGTGAATCACCTAGTACAAATGCTGTTAAGCCTCTGTCGTAGTTTAGTGATTTCATTTCACCAATTAGTTCTGGATAAGCAGGACATGACATCAAGTTAAAGATTCTTGATTCATTGTCTCTGATATCTTCGTTTGAATTAACAAGTGCTTGTAGAGCTTGAACAACAACTTTACGCTGTGCTTTGCGTCCAAAAGTACCTGAACCGTCTTCTTGGTTTGCACTTTCAGTTACCCAACGATCAGCATCATATGCAGCCATTGATTGGCCTGTGCCGCTACCGTATCTTGTGTTGTTACCTGCTGTGTTAATGTAGTTCTTAACATATTTTTTAACATTAAATCCACTTCTACGTAGATTCCATAACAACATTCCTTTTGGATATAGTGCTGGATCTGGAGAATCAGGATCTACATAATCACTTGCTAGTAGATCATCAATATCTCCTGCTGTATCACTGTTTGCACCTGCTGTGTTATAACGTGCATCTGCAAATACAATACCGTTTTCAGTAGTTTGATCACCTGTATCAACTAAAACCCAATTATCTTCTTTATTGGCATTTCCTAATGCAGCATCATATTTGTAAATTTTTGGATAGTTTTCTAAATCTGAAGTATCAATCCAAATATCACCTGTTACAAGAGCTGTGCCATCACTTTGTTTAGTTGGTGCACTTGCTGTAACAAGTGGTCCTGCTGGATCTGTTGCTTTTGTGCTATCTACATTGTAGAATGGACTTGCTGTAGAACTTTGTCCACTTGCGCCATCATATTGATAACCAACAAACTCGCTACCGTTATGTACCATGATGTCTACTTCATCTACAATTGAATTGTACCAAAGTGTTCCATCTGCTGTTACTGCGGTTACTGCTGTCGGACTTGCTGTAAAGAATCCTGTTCCTGAATCATTTACAGGACTCCAAAGACTTGCTTGTAAAACAGTAGGATTTGCAGTTACATCATCTTCAGTTGTACCTGCTTCGTCAAATCTTGTACCTGCATAAGTTCCTGGTGCATAGTAAAGATTTGGAGTTCCGTTGTTACCATCTACAAACGGAGTAAATCCTGCCGCTGCTAATACACCGTCTGTGTCAACAAATTTAATTTCTCCACCAAGTGCGTGAGTAATGCTTACTTTGTTTGTTGCGTCAACACTTGCAGTAACATTTGTTATGTTTGCATTGTTGATAGCACCAGCAAGTAATGCAGCGTCACCTACTGCACCTGTGTAAGTTTCATTTACTGTTTTTGCAGTTTCGAAACTTGCAGAACCGTTGTCAGTAGTTTGTACAGTAAAAGATTGGCTTCCTGAACTTATAGAACCAGCAATAATTTTATTGCCTGTAATAACTGTTGGAGCTGCACTTCTTCTGCGCTTTAATTTAAATGTTGCCAATGGAGGAGCGTCTCCTGCTACATTAGTTTCTACATATAAATCACCAGCTGATAGATTTGCGCCGCCGCCTGATCTATCTAGTTCGTATATAGCTGATTCATTGCTGTCATACAATGGAGCTGCTACAGTTTCCCATAGTTCTGTTGAATTATTCCATTTTTTAACAAAATAACTAGCACCAAGATTAGGTGTAGTTGTTTTCATCCAAACACTACCAGTTGGTCTTGAATATGTGTCTGCTGTTTTCCATTCAGGAACACTAGTGTGTTTTGAAACTTGTAGTGCAGGTGGATAGTAAGTTCCTGCGTCAATGTCAAGTTCGCCGAGTCTATCAGTGTCTCCACCGATGACAATTTCGCCACCTAATGTAGAATCTTCTGATGCGCTACCAGTTCCGTCACTGTAAATTTCTAAACGTCCGTCAACAGCTGCGGCAGTAATACCTGCAATTAACAATCCATTGATTGTGCTTGCAACATCGCCTACAACATCTGAACTGTTAATCGTTACACTTGTACCATTAATCGTAATCGCTGCTGTACCTGCAAAGGTTGGATTTGCTGCACCACCTTGTATTGTTGGCCAACTTTTTGCCCATGCATCCGAACCAACCAATACCCATGTACCAGCTGTATTTCTGTAGAAAATTCTAATTAATGTTGTAGTTGCAACAACAGCATATGATCCTACTTCGCCAACAGCACTGCTTGGAATGTTTCCACTAAAACCATTTGTAACTAAATTACCTGTGTTTGACAATTCTGTATTGTCAGTAATAACAATAGGTGCTTTATTGGTAAAATTTTGTCCACTATTTAACACAGATGCTCCGTTCCATTCTTGGATACCCCATAGAGTGTTTGCTGTGTCTAACCAATAAGTACCATCTGCAGGATTAGCTGCAGGAGCAGTTGAAGTTGGTTCTAACTCTCCTAGATCAACATTTGCTCTTACTACCCAAGCTCTGTTTGCTACTCCTAAATATGAGTAAGCTGCTTGCAATCCATATTCATTCAGCTCGCCGCCATGAATTGGATTGTTGTTTGAATCTGTTTTGAAAATTGGATCACCAAATGTGTCTGCTAGATCTCTTTGAGATGTAAGCAAGTATGGTGTTCCTGCATTTGCCGCTAGTGTGCCCGGTGCTGTACCAGTGCCTGCTGCATTTGTTTTGTTAGCCGCAGTTGCGACAAAAATCATTGGTGTAGTACCTGGTTCAGCTGGGGTATAAAAACTTTCGTCTATTACGCTGACCTGTACGCCTGGTGATGTAAGTGCCATTATAATTCTCCTATTGTGGACATATGTTTGTTAATATTATTTAGCAAGAAAAACAGAAAACACTAGTTGAAAACAGGTTAAAAAGGGACCAAAAAGGTGAGCTAAATACAGTATGAGACCATTATGCCAATGCGGACAACGACCTTGTGCTGTAAATTATAAAAAGGGCAAAAGGATATACTATAGAAAACTATGTGAACGGTGCTTACGCAACGGCATTAATCATGGTGTGCCCTTATGGAAACAAAGAGGCTATGTAAAATTATCCTATTGTGAAAAATGTGGTTATAAAAGCAAACACACAGAACAATTTAATGTTTACCATATTGACGGCAGTTTACAGAACTGTAGGCCTAATAACTTAAAAACAATTTGTGCTAATTGCCAACGTATTATGCAGAAGCAAGGAGTTCGCTGGCGGCAAGGCGATCTTTTACCTGACTTTTAAGCATGTCAAATGTTCCGCCATTATCAATCACATGGTTGAATAGTACGTTTGCCCAAGCCCATTCAGATTTATGTACGTCTTTGGGTTCTACACCAATATCTTGATACATACGGAACCACACAGGATCAGGACCTCTACGCACACGCCAAACTTCACCATAGATACTTTTGATCATATTCGCTTCATTTTCAAAACGCACATCGGGAATAACAAAATTTACGCCAGGATTTTGAACAATAGTTTTCTTCACAAGACTTACCCATATACCATCATCAAATCCATTGCGCATACAATCTGTACCAAACTCTTGTAGTACCAATCTTGGACTTATAATTCTTCCGGTTTCCTGTGACCAAAAATCATCTTTTTGTTCACGCCAAGCTCTGCTTTCATCTGTATCGCCTTCTAGCATTTGCCTATCCCAACCAAATACTTCTGCAACACCATCTTTTAGTTTGTCAGCAAATGAAATCTTAGTATAGCCATACTCTTGGACAAGCATGTCTGCAACAGTTCCTTTGCCCGAACCAATTAAACCACAAATACCTATAATCATAATAAATCCTTCAAATAATATAAAGTATATAAGATTTATTTGCTTTTGTCAAGTAGTTTTTGGTAGGCTTGTTCAAAACCTTCTTCGTGTAGATATGCTTCGTTATTATTCCACATACGTTTGAAGTATCCAGGTGCTGATTCTAGTATTGTTTGTTCGCTTGCACTAAAGTGTCCTTTAACCATCCAAAAAAGCCTATGGGCTTCTTTGTGGCTAAACTCTGACATTATCCTATAGTAAATCCGTAGCCAACACCACCTGGTATAGAAGTGCTAACTTCTTGCTCTAGTTTTTCCATTTCTGATGCTGCTTCTGCTTTGAGTGCATCACCATTCAATTGTCCGCCGCCTTGTGGTCCAGCAATAGTAGCAAATTTACTACGTGCTTCTCCAAGCATATATTTGCAAGTAGCAACTGTATAATCTTTGATCCACTGTTTGGCAAGATAATCATCAAATAACTGTTCATCTGGACGATAATTATAGCACAGCAGTAACAGTGTTTCTTCTGTACGAGAACGCTGTAGGATAGTTAATTTTTTATTTGCTGTATTCCATTTAAATTCAATAAATGAGCCAAACATTCTACCCACAAGCTCTTGATATTGTGAAAAGAAATCATATGTAGCAAGTCCGCCCATGTTAGAACTTGCCAACAAATATGTGTTTGTATAGGCTAGGTTAAACGGTTCAAATAAAGTTCCGCCGTCACCTCCTCCTGAACGTGAACCAATTGATCTACGGAATATTCTTCTTACTTCTACTATTTCATTTGGTAGTGTGTATTCATTTTGATCGATTACAGTAGGCATAAAGAAATAGCTTTCTTCCACTGAATTGTCCGACCTTTGACGAAATTTTGTTAGTGCTTTTGATAATGCTGTCTCATAATGAACAGGATCAAGTTCAACATCAACCATGCCACCACCTAACATGTTGTATACATAGTCAAATATTTCTTGTTTCTTGGTTTTTAAGGTTGCCATACGAAAAGTTCTCCACAAGTATTTATCTTACGCTAAATATGTATATGCCAAGATTATCTTTATACAAACCAGAGAAAGGCAAAGATTACGAATTCATAGACAAGCGTATCTATGAAATGTTTACTGTGGGCGGCACAGACATCTTTGTACACAAGTATCTAGGTCCAAAAAATCCTGATGAAGCA